GTCAAATAATCCGGGGGGGTTATTTTCCGGTCTTGATTTAATCGAAAATGTGAGTCACGTTAATTCGGGAAGCGTTAAACCCGCCCCGGAAGTTCCTTCCCCGTGTCGGTGCTCCGCCGCTTCCCCCCTTCCAGGTGGTTCGTCGTGTCCCCTCGCTGGTCCCCCTGGACCGAAGGCCCGGATATCGGCTCGAGGACGTGTGAGGCGTCCATTTCCCTTCTGAACATGCGAGGCGCCGATGGGGCTGCGAATTATCGTCGTGGTCCTCCTGGCGAACGTGTTCATCTGGTGGGCGTTGATCAGCGCGCTGGCGCATGGCTGGTACGAGTACCGGTGTTGCAGCGACAAGGACTGCCGCGCGCTCGAGGCTCATGAGATCCGCGTGGCGCCCGAGGGGTTCTACGTGACGCCTGACGGCGGCCCGACGCAGTTCGTCCCGATGGGAAATCATCGGCTCCGGGAAATTCCGGCCGCGGCGTCGGCGGAGGACATCCAGAAATTCCACCTATGCACGGTCCAGGGGAAGCCCACGGGCGAGATCTTGTGCCTGTATGTGCCGCAAGGGGGGTCGTGATGGGCTACCTGATCGCTTTTCTGGCCGGTGGGGTCATCGGCTGGGCGGTTTGCGACCTCGGCCTCGACCACAAGGCGGTCGCCTGGGCGAAACGGCTGTTCAGGAGAGGCGATCGGACCTGAATGGCCCCTACACCGCCCTGACCCTGTCTCGCCAGTCCTGGCTACAGGAATCGCCCAGGTGAAGGCCATCCGACGAGGGGTCCGCGATGTACATCGGGACGTGGGTCATTCCGCTCATCCTCACCATCCTCTTTTTCGTCGGCGCGCTGCGCCAGACGGTCCTTCACCTCGACGATGAGTGGGGTGGAGGCGCTTCGGTGTTCATCTGGCCGGTGATCGGCACGACGGGGATCGCCGGATCCTGGATCGGGTGGGCGCTATGGCTGTGATCGAGCTCTACGCGATCGTCTGCCTGCTCAAGGCGCCGGACCAGTGCCGCGACCTGGCGATCGCCGAGTTCGCGTCGGTCCAGGATTGCGTGGCCGGGGCGATCCCCGCTGGGCAGATCTGGACCAACCAGAACCCGGAACTGATCATCGTGGCGATGCGCTGCACGCCCAAGGGGCGCGAGGCCTGATGTTCGTCACCCTCGAGCGTGACTGGGTGGGGCGCACGGTCGTCCTGATTGGCGGCGGGCCGAGCGCGAAGCACCAGCCGCTCGAGCGACTCGAGCACTCCGGGCACATCGTGGTCGCGATCAACGACGCGATGGTCCATCTGCCCTGGGCGGACGTGGCCTTCTCGATCGACATGGTCTGGATGGGGAACCGGATCGCCGAGCTGAACGCATTCCGCGGCGAGAAGCTGATGGCGGTGCCCCGCGGGTCGGCGCCGTTCGCCGATGAGCGCCAGATCATCCGGATTCCAGGCGTCGGGTTCGGGCAGCGGATGGATCACCTGTTCACCGGGGGGAACTCCGGCTACGCGGCGCTGGGAATGGCTCTCCTGCGCGGCGCCGACCGCATCGTGCTCGTCGGCTACGACATGAAGCAGCACGGGCACTGGCACGCCGGGTACACCTGGCATAGCCGTCCGGTGCAAGGCACGTACCCGCGGTGGGTCCGGGGCTTCTGGACGCTGGCGAAGCGGGCGCGGGAGAGCGGACAGGCCGTCTACAACACGAACGCGGAGTCGGCGATCACCTGCTTCACGTTCGCGCCGATCGAGGACTTCCTGGAGGTGCCCGCATGATCAGGGTCTTCGTCGGATGCTCTCCGGACGGGATGGACGCGGAGTCCATGGCCGTCCTCGAATATTCGATCCACCGGCACGCCTCGATGCCGGTCCAGATCGAGTGGATGAAGATCACCAACGACGAGACGTCTTTCTGGCACGGATGGGACACGACGCGCTGGGCGACGCCGTTCTCAGGGTTCAGATGGGGCATTCCGGCGCGCTGCGGGTTCCACGGACGGGCCATCTACATGGACTCGGACGTGATCGTCATGGACGACCTGGCGAAGCTCTGGAACCAGCCGTTCCTGCCGGGCAAGTGCGTCCTCGGGAAGGGCGGCGGGTCGTGGCGCCTGTGCGTTTCGCTCTGGGACTGCGCGGCGGCCAAGCACGTCATGCTGCCGATCGAGCGGCTCCGGCAGGACCCGGAGGCCCACCGCAAGATGGGCAGGCTGATCCAGCCCTACATCGGGCAGTTCCGCGGCCACTGGAACGTGCTGGATGGGCAGGGGTTCAACGACCTCTGGGACCCGGCCATCGGCGCGATCCACTACACGGACATGAGCTGCCAGCCGCACCTGCGCCACGCGCTGCCGCGGCTCGCCGCCGAGGGCCGCAAGCACTGGTTCGATGGCACGGTGCGGCCGCATCCGAGGCCGGATCTCGAGCTCCTGTTCGACGAACTGCTCGTCGAGGCCATTTCCGAGGGCTACAGCCCGGAAAACTACGTCCCGAACGACTTCGTGGGCGATTTCCGCAAGGCGTCGCTCGTCGGCTACCGCGGGCGGTCCAGCCATGTGGATTGACGTCGGAGAGGTCAAGGTCGAGCTGGTCGAGCCGGACTGCGGCGTCTGCCGGCACCAGGCGAAGGGCGCATTCGAGCCCGAGACGCGCGCGGCGTTCGCCGAATACGCGATTCCGGGATCCACGGTGCTCGACATTGGCGCCTACACCGGCCTCTACGCCATCGCGGCGGCCAAGATGGGGTGCCTGGTCCACGCCTTCGAGCCGATGCCGGCGGCGATGGGGCGGCTCGCGCTGAACATGGTGCTCAACAACGTCGACTTCTTCGCTCACGACCTTGCGGTCAGTGATGAAGACGGCGCCTCAAGGATGCGGTTCAACCCGCTGGTGGCGCTCACTTCCGGGGCGAGTCTGGTCGGGAGTCGGGCCGGACAGCACAAGGTGAAGACGGTCAAGCTCGACTCGATGGATTTCGGGCACATCAGCCTCATGAAAATCGACGTCGAGCGGGCAGAACTGCTCGTTCTGGCCGGCGCCGCGGAGACGATCCGGCTGAACAGGCCCGTGATCATCGCCGAGGCGCTCGAATCCGACTTCGCGGGCGAAATGCTGGCCGTTCTGCCCGACTATCGGCTCGAGCGGATGCTGGACGGTGTGAATTGCCTGTTCCTGCCGAACTGACCGTCGTCACCGTCCTGAAAACGGGTGGCGAGTACGAACTGGGCCACGTCTACAGCCTCCGGGACCAGGTGGCGCGCCATCTGAGCCTGAAACACCGCTTCGTCTGCCTCTCGGACGCCTCCGGACTCGGTGTGGAGACCATCCCACTGATCAACGGGTGGCCCGGGTGGTGGTCGAAGATGGAGATGTTCTACCCGGGGCGCTTCGACACCCCGGTCCTCTACCTCGACCTCGACACCGCGGTCGTCGACAGCATCGACGACATCGTGCTCGGGCACGGGTTCACGGTCCTGCGGAACTTCTGGCGGCCGGACGCGATCGGCTCCGGGATCATGGCCTGGGACCAGACGCCGTCGGACCTCTACATCAACTTCGCCCACCAGGCCGAACAGGCGATGAGGCGCTACACCCGGAGCCCCCGGCTGGGGGACCAGGGGTTCATCCAGGACCACTTCTCGGCCGACTGGATGTCGTTCTGGCAGGAAAAGCACCCCGGACGGGTGGTCTCGTACCGGAAAGACGTCGTCCCGTTGGGACGGAGGCCTCGCGGCGCCTCGATCATCTGCTTCGGAGGGAAAATGCGGCCCTGGAACTCGGATCGGTGGCAGATTCCCGCGGGTGCGGCGTGAGCGACGTCGGATTCCCGCGATTCCGCAAGAAATCGGTCGCTCCGCGGTTCCAGCCGGCCACTCCGGGCGAGTTCTTCCGCGGGACGAGCCGGGAGAGGGGTTACGACCGCCGCTGGGACCAGTTCTCGGTCGCCTACCGCCGCCAGAACCCGTTCTGCGCCGAGTGCGAGAGCCTGGGGATCGACCGGGTCTGCGACGTGGTCGACCACATGGTCCCGCTGGCCGACGGCGGCGAGAAATTCGACGTCCAGAACGTCTGGTCGCTCTGCAACCCGCACCACAACGGCATGAAGCGGGACCTCGAGCGGTACGCGCGGGCGAACGGTCTCCTACATGAGCTCCCGAAGTGGTGCCGGGACCCGGAGTCCCGGCCGCCGAAGTTCCGGCAACGGAGGTCGTGATGAGCCGCCGCGCGCTGACAGACGAGGAGAAGAAGGCCCGCGGGACGTTCGAGGAGCGCGACAGCGAGGTCAACCGGACCAAGCGGCACCTCGCCACGGTCCATGCCTTCCCGACGTTCAGGGAAATCCCTGAGCCGACGGTCCCGCTGGGCGAGGCCGGGCGCCGCGCCTACGACAAGTGGGCCCGGATCCTGTTCGACGCCGGCCACCTGACCGAAATCTCGCAGGGATTCATCCAGATCGTCGGCCAGTACGAGGATGCCTCGGCCTACTACCATGAGCGCGGGAAGCCGCTGCCGACGCAGTGGGTCCAGATCCACAAGGCGGCGCTAGGGGAGCTGAAATACCTCAATGCCGACAAATCCCTCGCCCCGAAGCAGGAAAAGTCGAATCCCTTCGCTCGCAATGGCTTCGCGAGACGCCTTCGCTGACCTTCCGAAGATCAAGATCGAGGTCCCTGACGGGGATGGGTTCGTCGACCTGGTCGAGTTCCCCGATTATCCGGGAATGGCCCGGAAATACGCCGAAATGGCCTCATCCGGGGCCATTCCGGCCTGCATCTACGTCCGGCAGGCGGCGGCGCGCTATCTCAAGATGCTCGAGGAGGCGGCCGGCGGCGAGGCCAACTACACCTTCTCGCCGGCCTGGGTCTGCGACGTCTGCGACTTTATCGAGAAGCTGCCGGTCCCGGAGGGCGACGAGGGGGTCGACGACGACCACGTCGGCGAGACGTTCGTGCTCCAGCCGGCCCAGATGTGGTGGCTGGCCGCGATCTTCGGGTTCCGGCGCGACGATCCGGAGGCGCCGCGCGAGCGGGGCACCCGGCTCGTCCGCGAGGCCTACCTCGAGGTCCCCCGCGGCAACGGCAAGAGCGCGCTCCTGGCCGCCGTCGGGCTCTACCTGTTCACCTGCGAGGGCGTGAAGGGCTCGAAGGGCTTCATCGGCGCGCCGAAGGAGGAGCAGGCCCGCTACGTGTTCGATCCGATGACGGCGATGCTGGTCAACTCGCCGGATCTGCGGTCGCACTTCAACCTCGAGAACACGAAGCTGCGGATCAAGAAGGCGAACGACCCCGGCGCGTACATCCGCATGATCTCGTCGATCGCGGACCGCGAGGACGGCGCCAACCCGCACTTCATCATCATGGAGGAGCTGCACGCCCAGGACGAGGCGCTGTTCAACGTCATGGACAGCTCGATGGGCAAGCGGCCGAACAACCTGTTCCTGTCGATCACGACCGCGGGCAACCGGTCCAGCGGCGTGTGCTGGAACACGCGGCGCCGCGCGATGAACGTGCTGGCCGGGCTGGAGGAGGAGGAGTCCTTCTTCTGCGCGATCTACACGCTGGACGCGGACGAGGTGAAGGACGAGAAGGTCCGCTACGACCCGTCGATCTGGCCGAAGGCGAACCCCATGTGGGGGATCACGCTGTTCCCGTCGGCGATGCTGGACCGCTACCGCAAGGCGCGGATGACCTCGCCGGCGGCGATGCTCGAGTTCGACCGGACCCGGCTGAACCTCTGGCAGAACGCGGCCGGGGGGCTCGTCCACCCGGACAACTGGGCGGCCTGCAAGCGGCCGGGGATCAAGATCGCCGACTTCCGCAAGAAGCCGGCCTACATCGGCGGCGACCTGGCCTCCAAGCGCGACATCACGGCGATCGGCGCGCTGATCCAGGACGGCGACCGGGTGGTGGCCTTCAACCGCTACTTCATCCCGCAGGGCTCTCCGTCGTTCCAGAAGGAGCACATCGGGCCGCTGTACGAGGGATGGGTTCGCAACGGGTGGCTGACGGTCACGCCGACGCCCGTGACCGACTACGGCTTCGTCGAGCAGGCGATCCGTGACTGGTGCGACGTGCTGGATGTCGAGGCGATCGTCTTCGACAACTTCCAGTCCAACCAGGTGCTCACCAGCCTGTTCAACGACGGCTATCCAGCGATGGAGATGCCGACGGGTCTCAAGACGATCTCCGACCCGGCGCAGGACTTCTTCGCGCTGATCGAGGCGCACCTCCTGGTCCATGAGGGCAACCCCGTGACCGAGTGGATGGCCATGAACACGGTCGGCTACCTGGACAAGCGCGGCAACCTTCTACCGCAGAAGGAGTCGCCGGAGTCCGACAACAAGATCGACGGCATCACCTCCCTGGTGAACGCCAACGTCGTGCGGGTCGACGCCCAGCTCGACGTGCCGAGGAAGCGGAAGTCGGTCTACGAGGGCCGCGGGCTCCTGGAGCTGTGACATGACCATCACGATCACCTACGGCTGGTGGCTCATCCCGTGCGTCATCACCGTGGTCTCGATCGCGCTCGCCGTCCGGCACGTTCTGGTGGCGGAAGGTTACGATATAGCGCCCATCGTCTCTGCGTTTGCCGCGGTCACAGCGTCCCTCGCGTCGTGGCTGATTTGGAGTCTCCTGACATGAGCGACGACGTGACGAAGGCGCTCTCGGTCCTCCGGGAGACGGTCGGCGAGGCCAAGGCGCTCCAGCAGGCGCAGACCAACCTCATCAACCTGGTCCGGATGGCCGGGTTCTCGAGCTGGTACGGCGAGCCGGTGAAGCTGACCCTCACCGACGTGCTCCAGGTGAGCGCGGTCACGATCTGCCTCGACATCCTGGCCCAGGACATCGCCAAGACCACCCTCCGGCTCTACCGGCGCCTGCCGAACGGCGGCAAGCAGGCGGTGATGCCCGGCGAGCATCCGGCGGCGCTGCTTCTGGCCACCGAGCCGAACCCGCGGCACCACTGGTACGAGCTCATCGAAATGATGATGCTCCACCTCGGCATCCTCCAGAACGCCTTCTGGGCGAAGCGGATCCTATCGAACGGCACCGTGACCGAGATCGTGCCGATCCTGCCCGGCCGCGTGCGCGTGCTGGCCGACGACGAGGCCGGCGTGGTCGCCTACGAGGTCAAGCGGGAGACGCCTTACGAGCGCATCCTGCTCGCCGGTCTCCCGGACGTGCTCCTCGAGGGAGAGATCATCCACTTCCGCGGCCGCATGTTCGACGGCCTGTTCGGGTACTCGAACCTCGAGGCCGGCAACCGGACCTTCAACCTCGCCAAGGCGCTCCAGACCTTCCAGACCAACCTGTTCGAGAACGACGCCACGCTCCGCGGCGTGTTCCAGATGGGTCCGGAGAACTCGCTCTCGGACGAGGCCTTCCAGCGGATGCGCGCGCAGCTCACCGAGCGGTTCTCGGCGCTGCGGAAGGAGGCCAAGCCCCTGATCCTCGAGGAAGGGATGACCTTCCAGGGCATCTCCATGAAGTCGGACGAGGCGGAGGCCCAGAAGGCCTGGGACAACGCCATCGTCAACGTGGCGCGCCAGTTCCGCATCCCGCCGCACAAGATCTTCCACCTGATCAACGTCAAGTACGAGAACATGGAGACGCTGGAGAAGTCCTACGTCTCCGACACGCTGGTCCCGTACTGCCGGCGGATCGAGCTGACGCTGGCGCGGCACCTCCTGGACCGCAAGGAGCGCGCGGAGTTCTTCCTCGAGTTCGACCGCGAGGAGATGGTCCTCTCCGACCCGAAGGCGCAGGCCGAGATGCTCGGCGTGCTGCTGCCCAACGGCGTCCTGACCATCGACGAAGCCCGGCAAATGCGCGGCCGGAACCCGCTGCCGAACGGCGCCGGGAACGTCCGCCTCATCGGGTCCACCTACACGCTGGTCGACGACCAGAACGAGGTCGTCATCCCCGCGGGCGGCCAGCAACAGGATCCCGCGGAGGATCCGGCGGACGACGTCACCACCCCCGACGACAGCGGGTCCAAGGGCCTACGGGTCATTTCGGGTTGAAAGGTCACCACCCATGCCGAAGCCGAACATCTCCCTCGACGAGCTCCTGTCGCGCCGGCAGGGCCAGATCCGCTCCACCGATCGCGGCGACGCGCTGGTGAAGGCCTTCAAGGCCCCGCCGTCGTGGAACCCGGACAACCGGACGGCCAAGTTCGTCATGTCGACCGAGCAGCCGGACCGCCACGGCGACGTGGTGGTGCAGGCGGGCCTCGACACCGCCGAGTTCGAGAAGAACCCGGTCGCGCTGGCCTTCCACAATTCCTGGGACTGGCCGATCGGGAAGTGGTCGGACATCACCAAGGTCTCGGGCAAGCCGCGGCGGACCGAGGGCGTCCTGAACTTCGCCCCGGAGGGCGTCTCGGAGAACGCCGACAAGGCGGTGAAGATGGTCGACGCCGGCCTGATGCGCTGCGTGTCGATCGGCTTCATCCCGAAGGAGTACGAGGCCCTCTACGACCAGCAGGATCGCTGGGTGGGGATCAAGTTCCTCGCCGCCGAGATGATCGAGTGCTCCCTGGTGCCGATCCCGGCCAACCCGGGAGCCGTTGCCAAGGCGGCCGGCAACGACAGCCGGGTCCACATGCTCATGCTCGAGGAGATCCTCGACGAGTGGGCGATGACCCCCGAGGGCCTGGTCGTTCCGCGCGAGGTCTACGAGCATGAATATCAGGTCGTGAAGGCGCACCGCGGCGCGGTCATCGGCGGGTCGATCATGGAGGCGCTCCACAACTTCGGAGAGGAGCGCAAGAAGACGCTGGGGGACACTCCCCAGCCCGCCCCCGTCGCGCCCGTCCTGGACAAGGGAATCGCCCAGGAACAGGCATCCGAGGGCAAGCCGGAGGACGAACTGTCCCGCGGCATCCTCGAGTCCCTCAAGAAGGCCCTCCGCGAGGTGTTCGCGGGCTTCGGGTCGGCCGAGCACGCCATGATGATCGCAGAGCTCAAGGCCGCCGATGAGGTAATGCAGAAAATCGCCCAGGAGACGGCTTCCGAGGGCGTAGAGGCGTCGGAAACCACTGAAAAGACGGCGGAAAACGCCGAAATACGGGAAAATCCCGAAATTGACGAGCCGGCAGTCGAAAAGGCGCCCGAGCCGTCCGCGACTGATCTCGCCATCGCCCGCGCGAAGGCGAAAGCAACCCTCGCACGCCTGCGCTCGCAGGAAGCGGCCTGAATCCCTTCGGGCGCGGCCCGCGGGATAGCCAAGGCGCCTCCGGGCGCCTTTTTTCATGGAGAAATCGAATGACTCTCGAGCAGCTCCGCGCCCGGCTCAAGGAGCTCGGCGCCGAACTCACCGCCATCGTCGACAAGGGCGTGTCGTCCCCCGAGGACATGCAGAAGATCGACGCCCTGTCCGCCGAGGTCGACGACGTCGAGGCGAAGATCAAGTCCCTGGAGAACGCGGCACGGGTCAAGGCCCGCCTTGCCGGCAGCGTCTCCCCGGGCGCGATGACCGTCCCGGCCGAGGCCAAGTCGGAGCCGGAGAAGTTCCGCTCCTTCGGCGAGCAGCTCCAGGCGATCGCCCATGCCGGCATCAACCGCGGTGCCCCGCATGACCGCCGCCTGGTCTGGTCGAAGGCCGCCGGTGCCAACGAGGCTGTCCCGTCCGAGGGCGGCTTCCTGGTCCAGACCGACTTCTCGACCGAGCTCCTGTCCCTGTCGCACGACATGGGCCAGGTCGTGTCGCGCGTCCGCAAGATCCCGATCTCGAGCAACTCGAACGGCATCTCGTTCCCGACGATCGACGAGACCAGCCGCGCCAACGGCTCGCGCTGGGGCGGCATCCAGACCTACTGGGTGAACGAGGCCGACACCGTCACCGCGTCCAAGCCGAAGCTCGCCCAGATCGAGCTCAAGCTGAACAAGATGATGGGCATCGGTTACGCGACCGATGAGCTCCTGGCCGACGGTCCGGCCCTCGAGTCCATCATGAAGCAGGGCTTCGCCGAGGAGATCACCTTCAAGGCGGAGAACGCGGTCCTGAACGGGACCGGCGCAGGCCAGCCGCTCGGCATCTTCAACTCCGGTGCTCTCGTCACCGAGTCCGCGGAGTCTGGGCAGGCGGCAGACACCATCACCGCGACGAACATCCTCAACATGTTCTCGCGTCTGCCGACCCGCTCGGCGACGAACGCGGTGTGGCTGGTCACCCAGGAGTGCCTGCCGCAGCTCTGGACCATGACGATGCCGACCAGCAACGTCATCATGTTCCAGCCGCCGGGCCTGAACGGCAACATCGAGGCGAATGCCCCCTACGGCACCCTCCTCGGCCGTCCGGTCCTGCCGGTCGAGTACCTGGGCCGCCTTGGCGACCTGGGCGACATCCTGCTCGCCGATCTGAGCCAGTACCTCATGATCGACAAGGGTGGGGTGGATGCCCAGGAGTCGATGCACGTCCGCTTCCTCTACGAGGAGATGACGTTCCGCATCACCTACCGGGTTGACGGTCAGCCGGCCTGGCGGACCGCCATGACCCCGGCGTCTGGTGGCCCGACCCAGTCGCCGTTCGTCACCCTCGCGGCGCGCTGATCCGGAGGGGGCGTCAGGAATTGACGCCCCACCCCCAATCCCTCTGAAACTCAGGAGTAACCCCGATGCAGGGTTGGAACCTCGCGGAGCAGGCGCACATTGTGAACGCGCTTCCTCCGGTCTCGATCGCTGGCGGCGCGACTGCCGACCGGTTCTCGATGAAGAACTTCGCCCACGCCACGATCATCGTGTCGGTGGGCGTCTCGGCGGCCGCCTTCACCAAGATCATCGTGCGGTCGTGCTCGGCCGCCACCTCCGGCACGGTCACGGACATCCCGTTCCGTGTCTACAAGGAGGAGACGGCTCTCGGCGACACGCTGGGCGCCAAGGTGGACGTCGCGGCGGCGGGTGTCACCCCGTCGGCCAACGACAACATCTTCTACGTGATCGAGCTCGACGCGGCCGAGCTCGAGGAGGACCAGCCGTGGGTGGAGGTCGCCCTGACCAACACCACCGGCAACTCGGTCATCGCCTGCGTGATCGCGGTTCTCTCCGGCGCCCGCTACACGGGCTCGGAGAACGCGACCGCCATCGCGTAATGACCGCGGGGAGGGGGCCATCCCCCTCCCCACTCCCCAACCCGAGGAGTGCCGTCCATGCTCGTCCGCCAGCTCATCGGTGGTCTCGCCGGCCAGATCGTAGACATGCCCTATCATGTCGCCCAGTCGTGCATCGCCAACGGCACCGCGGCGCTTCCGGATGCGGAAGTGCGCGTGCGCGGGCTCGATGTGGCTGGGCCCCCCTCCCCGCGGGTTGACGTCCCGGAGGACTGGAAGTCCCTCCACCACCTCGCCCGCATGTCCCTCGCCCGCAAGGTCAACCCGGCGCTTCCGGCGAGGATCTCGACGAAGCAGGCCGACGAGGCCATCGAAGCCTACCTCGCCGGCAATGCGTGATCTCTACAAGGTCCCAAGGATCTTTGCGGGCAAGACCGTCGTCATCATCGGCGGCGGCCCGTCGCTGGACCTGAAACAGGTCCGCAAGATCGCGATCGCCCACGCCGAGGGCAAGATCGGCGCCATCGCCGTCAACGACGCGGGCTTCGTGTGCTGGTTCGCCGACTGGCTGCACGCCTGCGACTTCAAGTTCTGGAACTGGAACAAGCAGTCGGCCACGCGGTTCCCAGGCATCAGGACGACGCTCGACGAGCACGTTCCGGCCGGATGGGCGGCGCTGATCAAGAACACCGGCCGCGAGGGCTTCGACGAGAACCCGTCGCACTGCCGCACCGGCAGCAATTCGGCCTACCAGGCGGCGCATTGCGCCATCCACGCCGGGGCCAGGAAGATCGTGCTGGTCGGCGTCGACCAGAAGCTCGGGCCCAAGGGCGAGTCCCACTGGTACGGCGAGCCGCCGGACCGGATCGTCCCGCACTACGAGACCGCGATGATCCCGTACTGGGACGGCCTCAAGGACGCGCTCAAGGCCTTCGGCGTCGAGATGGTCAACGCGACGCCGGGGTCCGCGCTCAAGTCCTTCCCGCTGGCCGGGCTCGATGAGGTGCTGAAATGATCCTCACCCAGGTCTCCGCGCCGGCCGAGATCGGCATCCTGGGCACCTACACGGTGACCCAGTTCAAGGCGAACAAGCGCATCGCGCACAGCCTCGAGAACGACCGCATCGAGTCCGCGATCGTGGACGCCTACGAGTGGTTCGACGGCCCCCACGGGTGGCTGCGCCGCGCGCTGATCACGCAGACCTGGGACATGCAGCTCGACTCCTTCGCCGACGAGATCGAGATCCCGCTCCCGCCGCTCCAGGCGGTGCTCTCGGTCACCTACTACGACGAGGACAACGTCGAGCAGACGCTCTACGACGCGACGGTCTCGCCGGTCACGGACGAGGGCAAGTTCATCGTGGTCGGGGGCCTGTTCTCGAAGATCGTGCTGGCCTACGACGAGACCTGGCCGGACCTCTACGACCGGCCGGACGCGGTCAAGATCCGCTTCCGGTGCGGCTACGGCGATGCCGGGGACGACGTCCCGCGCCCGATCTGCCGGTCCATCGGTCTCCTGGCGACGCATCTCTACGACAACCCGTCGCAGACCTATCCGGAGCCGCGGCTGGTCGAGGTCCCGCGCGAGCTGCCGTGGGGGATCAAGAGCCTCGCCGGCCGCTACCGGATCATGAACGACCACGATTGATCCGGGAGTCCCGAGATGCGCTCAGCCTCCCGCAACGTCTACGCCCGGATCCAGTCGCGCACCACGGCGCGCGACCCGGAGACGAATGAGCCGCTCGGCTCCTGGGCGACCTACAAGACGATCTGGCTGGCCCTGTGGCCGAAGCGGAACCGGGAGCGCGAGGGCGGCGGCCAGGTGGACAACTCGGTCCTCTACACCGCCCGCGGCGACTTCTACGACCTCGACGGCGTCACGTCGGAGATGCGTCTGGTCTACAGCCCGACCGGCGTCTACTCGGTCTCGACCGACTGGGTCTACTTCGACATCGAGGGCGTGCTGGTCGACCACGTCGACCGCCGCGAGACCACGCTCGAGCTCCGCCAGAGCTCGGCGACGACCGTGGGGATCGTCTGATGGCCTCGGGCACCTCGATCATGGTCCAGGCGCTCCTCGCCGGCGGCGCCACCTCGGCGATCGTCGATGACCGGATCGAGCCGTTCCCGCTGCGCGCGTCCACGCGGCGGCCTGGGATCGCGGTCAGCCTGGTCGACGAGACCGACGGCTACAAGCTGGACGGGGCGATCAAGTACCCGCAGAGCCGCGTCTCGGTCCACTGCATCGCGGAGTCCGCGACGGCGGCCGACGCGCTGGCCGAGGCGGTGAAGCAGGATCTCATCGACTACCGCGGCGAGCTCCTCGACGCCGAGGTGACGATCTTCAAGGCGGGGTCCGACTACTCCGACTACGCCGACGACCTCTCCACCTTCCGCCGCGTGGTCGACTTCGTCGTCCGGTGGCGCAACCTCGAGGGGACCTGACCCATGGTCGCCGTCGCGATGGTTCCTGGCCTGACGTGGGAAACGTCCATCACGACGTCGTCTGCCTTCTTCACGGCGGGCGCCGAGTTTGAGGTGGTGATCAAGACGGGGAAGTATGGCCGCGACGTGCTCGCGACGCTGACCGAGGCCGACGGGATCACCTGGGTCAGCGAGACCGAGGTTCTCCTCACCTTCAATGTCCCGCAGAACTTCTCCGCGGTCGAGGACGTCTACCTCGTCTTCTACGCCGACGATGTGGCGATGGGTCTGGCGATCACGGTCGACGTCACGAACGGATCCTCCACCGAGGCGGGCGCGATCGACATCACGATCGACTCCGGCGAAATCCTGGTCGACGTCGAGGTCACCGGGGGCACCAGCGATTCGATTTACGAGCTGGCCATGTTCGCCGGCGGCACGCTGACCGCGGGCGAGCTGGTCTTCCAGCACATCGTGTCCCGCCCGTTCACCCTCCCGTCGGGCCTGACCAACTCCCGCTTCTACGCTGGCGTGGCAGCGGACGCGGAAGCGGAGCTCTCCATCCAGAAAAACGGGGTGGAGTTCGCCACCGCGACTGTCGCCGCTGCCGGGACCAGCGCGACCTTCGCGTGCCTCGCCGCAACCAGCTTCGTCGCGGGAGACCGCCTCGAGGTGTATGGGCCGACCCCTGCGGATGCGGACCTCGCAGACGTCTCCATGACTCTCCGGGCAACCAAGGACTAACCAGAAGGAACCGATGCCATGACAATCTCGAACACCACCGAAAATGCCATCCTGGATCTCGTCTTCACGGCGGTCGCCTGGGCCAACTATGCCGACAATGCGGCTTCCAGCCCGGAGACCAACATCATCATTGGTCTGCATACGGGTGACCCGGCTGACACCGGCACCATGTCGACCAACGAGACGACGTACACGTCCTATGCTCGCGCCTCTGTCGCCCGCACGACGAGCGGCTGGACGGTGTCGTCTGGTTCGTGCTCCCCGGACGCGAACATCGACTTCGCGGCCTGCACGGGCGGCACCGCGACGATCAGCTACTTCTCGACCGGAAAGTCGGGCGGTGGTGCAGCGGCGATCCTGTGGTCCGGTACGGTGACCCCGAACATCTCGGTCAGCGACGGCGTTACGCCGCGGCTTACGACCGCGACCGCGATCACGCTCGACTGATGCTCCGCGCGTTCCGGGAGATTCTCCTCACGCTCGACGTCAAGGCGGCCCGCGCTCTATGGGCGCGGGTTGCCCCACGGCTTCCCCAGCCGAAGGACGATGACGAGGCGCTCGTCATGCTCCACACGGCTCGGGTGAAGGCCCAGTCCGTGCCGGCAAGGGCGCGGGCCTATTCGGCCGCCTGGCTCGCCGAGCGCGAACTTGACCAGGTCGAGCCGATCATCGCGTCCTCCGCTGGGGCGGCGACGAACACCAAGGACACCGGGCTTCGCTCTGCCCTTCTCGGGGCCATGTCCCGTGCTGCCGAGGCGGCTATTGCCGGGGGCCTCGACGTAGACAAGGACGCACGGGAAGTTCGGCGCATCATGCTCGACGCCCGCGCCAAGGTGAAGGCCGGTCGGATCTCCGTGTGAGCGGGTCGACGACGCGGAGTGAACAAAAATGGCGATCGAGTTCGTCGGCGGCGCTACGGCTACACGGACTGGCTCGGCCACTAACGGTTTTACGCTCGCGCTGGATAGCGGCCTGTCGGGCGGAATTTCGTCCTCTGTACAAGAGGGCGATCTTGTAATTGCGGCGTATGGCGTTGGCACTACGAACAGAACGCCGTCGCTTACCATCACGCCAGAGTTCGCTAGTGCAACGAGCGTTGCTGGAAGCATCGTCGTCGGCGATGGGTCGAGTTACGACAGTCGCCTCAATGCAGTCTACTTCTTTGTTGGCGCTTCACCGAATACGGATACGCTTGTTGATTTCGCCGCCACAGGAAACAATGCTGATGGCGGCGGTGGAGCTGTCTATGTATTTCGTGGCGTTGATCCGACGACGCCTCTGGATGGCGTTACCCCTGTAACGGACAGTGGCACAGGCGCAGTAGGCCCGAACCCACCGTCAATCCAGCCCGCCACCTCTGGCGCGGTTGGTGTCTTCATCGGCGCCTCCGGTTCTCCCGTTGTCCAGACCTACGGGCATTCAACGTTAACCGATGTCCAACAGGCGATCGGGGCGGACTCCCAAGACGGCGGCGTCGTAATCGCGCATGAGTTCTGGTCCGGTTCCGGCGCGATGGACCCGGCAGCGTTTACTGGTGGTGGTACGAATGCCGCTGGCGGCTGGTCCGCGCTGTCTTTTGTCTTGCGCCCGTCATCAGCTTCGGTTGAATCTGGTGACGGATCTGCTGATGGTGATGGTGCCGCGACCGGCGTCGGTGCATCCATTGCGGCGGCGGTCGGTGCAGCGTCTGGAACCGGCGCTGCATCTGGCGTCATGGTTTCGCCGAAGATCGACCTTCTCTCGTCCGACTTCACGGCCATTGACACGGACATATTCGAGGTCACCGAGGCGGTCTCGGGCTATGTCGACATGGCCTCGGGCACGCTGTCCATCGAGGCGCGCGACACCTATCCGACGCTTGCCACCAAGGGGACATGGGATCTCGACGAAAGCTCGGTCTTCGTCGCCGTAAATAGCGTCGGCAACGAGGTCGACCCGGCGAACGGCCGCGAGGTCATCATACAGGTTGTTGATCCGGACAGCGTAACCGGTGGCGATGGCGTCGGTGTCATCATCCTGTCGGCGTACACAAAGGCCGCGTTCACGACGGATTCCGGGTCGACGACCTATCACGGGTTCACGACGTGGAGCCCGGTGTCAGAGAAATTTTGGCGCATCCGGGATACGTCGGGCACGACCTATATCGAATACTCGGCGGACGGGTCGTCCTGGTCGACGCTCCGCTCGCAGTCGTCCGCCTCGTGGATCGGCGACGTCGAGTTCCAGATCTCCGCCGGCAACTACAACGGCGACGAAGATCCGATCGAGATTGCTGAGTTCAGCCAGCTCAACTCGACGGCGAGTGTCCAGTCTGGTGATGGCTCGGCTTCCGGGTCCGGTGCCGCATCAGGTGTTGGTGCTTCAATTTTCTCGGCCGCTGGGTCCGCCTCGGGTACGAGTGATGCGGCCGGTGTTGGTGCCTCTATCGCGGCCGGCGATGGAGCGGCCTCGGGCACGGGCGATGCCACTGGCGCCGGCGCCTCCATAGCGGAAGCCGCGGGGTCGGCGTCAGGAACGGGCGCAGCTACCGGTGGTGGCTCCACAGGCGGTGCTGGCTCCGGCTCCGATGTCGAGTCCCTGTCCGGCGACGCCCAGTCCGGGGTCGACGACCTCCTTCTGTCCGGCGATGCCCAGTCTGGCACTGACAATGTCAAGCTCTCAGGCGACGCCCAGTCCGGCGGCGCGGTCGAGTCCGGCGCTGGTTCGGCGGCCGGTTCCGGCGCGGCCAGCGCGGTAGGCGCGTCCACGGCGGCGAGCGTTGGGGCGGCGGCCGGCACTGGCGAGGCGACCGCGGTAGGGGCCGCGACGTCCGCTGCGGATGGCTCTGCGTCTGGAACTGGCACTGCGTCCGGTGTCGGCGCGGCGACCGCGGCTTCCGATGGTTCGGCTTCCGGCACGGGCGCTGCAACTGGCGTTGGCGCTTCGGTCGCGGGTTCGGCCGGCGCGGCGGCTGGATCTGGCGAGGCGACGGCCGTTGGCGCTTCGGTCGCGGCCGGTGAAGGTTCGGCCTCCGGTACTGGAGCCGCGACGGGCGTTGGTGCCTCGACCGCGGCCGCGACGGGTTCTGCTTCTGGCACGGGCGACGCATCCGGTGTCGCCGCCGACTTCGACGAGGGCGTTGGCCTCGCCGAGGGAACCGGCGCGGCGTCTGGCGTCGGCGCTTCCACTGCGGCATCCGCGGGGTCCGCGGCGGGGAATGGCGCGGCGGCCGGCGTTGGCGCATCCACGGCCGCGGGCGCTGGCAGCGCGGCTGGGACCGGAGACGCAACGGCGGTCGGCGCCTCTACGGCGGTGTCCAGCGGTTCCGCCTCGGGCACGGGTGACGCCACCGCTGTCGGACGGTCGACCGCCGCGGCCGCTGGTAGCGCGGCCGGAACCGGCGACGCGACCGGTATCCCGGACCTGATCTATGAGACCGATGGCTCGGCCAGCGGCTCGGGTGCCGCGACTGGTGTCGGTGCGAGCACTGCGGCCGCGGCCGGTTCCGCGGCGGGGACGGGAGACGCCACCGCGGCGAGCTCCACGGTCCTGTCTGGAGATGGATCAGCATCCGGAACCAGTGCGGCTTCCGGCGTTGGCGCCTCGACGGCCGCCGCGGCCGGATCGGCGTCCGGTACGGGCGAGGCCTCCGGTGTCGGGGCGTCGACCAGCGCCGCGGCGGGTTCCGCGACTGGCGTTGGCGCCGCGACCGGCGCATCCGAAGCATCCGTTCCTGGTGCGGGCAGCGCGACCGGGACCGGTGCCGCTTCCGGCGTTGGCGCGTCAACGGCCTCCGGCGCTGGGTCTGCCGCCGGGACGGGCGATGCGACCGGCGTTGGAATCTCGACGGCGAGCGCGGCTGGGTCCGCGTCCGGTGTAGGGGCGGCCGCGGCGGATGGTTCGGCGGTCATCCCGGCAACGGGTTCGGCGGATGGAACGGGCGCCGCTTCCGGCGTCGGCACCTCGACGGGCGCGGCCGATGGCTCCGCGTCCGGAACGGGAGATGGTACTGGCGTCGGCGCCTCCACGGCGAGCGCGACGGGTTCGGCAGATGGCACAGGCGCGGCGACAGGCGTAGGCGCCTCGACCGCGGCCGCGGCGGGTTCCGCCTCCGGGTCTGGCGATGCCATCGCCATCAGCGATTCCGGGACCGCTACGGGCTCCGCAGGCGGCTCCGGCGCGGCGAGCGGTGTTGGTGCCTCCACGGCCGCCGCGGCCGCCACGGCTGATGGAATCGGCCAGGCGGACGGTGTCGGAGCATCGACCTCCGCTGGGGCCGGTTCGGCGGCAGGGTCCGGAGATGCGAACGGCGTCGGCGCTTCTACGGCGGCCGCTGCCGGGTCCGCGACTGGCTCCGGAGATGCGAACGGCGTCGGCGCGTCCACCGTGGCAGGAGACGGTGCCGCGGCCGGGACTGGCGCCGCCTCGGGCGTCGGCGCTTCCACGGCGGTTGCGGACGGTTCCGCATCCGGCTCCGGCACGGCAACGGGCGCCGGCCAGTACATCGTCCCCGCGGCCGGTTCGGCTTCCGGGACCGGCTCCGCAACCGCCTCGAGCGACAGCGCGACCGGAACTGGCTCCGCGTCCGGTTCGGGTGACGCGACCGGCGTTGGAACGTCGATCCTGGCTGGGGCGGGATCCGCGGCCGGCACGGGCGATGCCACGGCGGGCGGCGCGTCCATCGCTGCGGCGGCAGGCGCCTCGAGCGGGTCCGGAGATGCGGTCGGCGTCGGCTCATCGGTCGTCTCCGCGGCCGGCAGCGCGTCCGGCCTCGGCGATGCGACGGCTACCAGCGACTCCGGGTCGGCGTCTGGTTCTGCGTCCGGCTCCGGCGATGCCACGGGCGTCGGCACGGCCATTCTGGCGGGCGACGGCGCCGCCGCCGGCACGGGCGACGCGACCGGCGTCGTCATCGCCTTCGCCGCGGCGGCCGGATCGGCTTCCGGATCCGGGGAGACCACCGGCGCGGGTGGCGCAATCGCGAGCGGCGCCGGGTCCGCCGACGGGTCCGGGAACGTCATCTGCTTCGCGACTGCCGTGGCGGCGATGCAGGGCGCCGCGGCCGGCACCGGGTCGGCGTTTGGAATTTCGAACTCCGCGCGGCGGGCCCGGCGCCGCGTGTTCAACGCGATAGGGTGAAACATGGCCGACAAGCAGATCAGCGAACTCACGGCCGCCGGCACGCTCGACGGCACCGAGATCGTCCACATCGTCCAGAGCGGGAACTCCCGCAAGGTGACGCTTGATGACGTGGTGGCCCTGGCCCCCGCTCCGGCGGACGGGATCACCCGCGGCCAGGCCGTCGCCATCGCGTCCAGCAACTTCATGAACTGAGAGGCACCAGATGGCCGCGAACACCGCACCGATCTACAGCCGCGTCGGCCAGATCGAATGGGCGTCCTCGTCCTCCGCGCTGACCACTGCGTCGACCGCCAAGGACGGCACGGGCGCCACGCTCGTCTTCACGGCAGACGCGACCGAGGGAAGCTGGGTCACGAAGATCCGGTTCCGGCCGGCGGGCACCAACGTTGCGTCCATGGCCCGCGTCTTCATCAACAACGGGTCGACGAGCGCGACGGCGGCGAACAACGTGCTCTGGGATGAGATCACGCTGCCGGCGACGACCGGCACGGAGTCCGCCGCGCTGATCGGTCCGGAACTGAACCTCGGCTTCGCCCTCCCGCCCGGATACCGGATCTACGTCGCCCTCGGCACGTCCGTCTCGGCCGGCTACTACGTCACCGTGATCGGCGGGAAGTATTGATCCATGGGACCGTCCGCCAACGACCTGTTCAACTTGAACTTCCCGGAGTACGCGGACGTCTGGATGCAGCTTGGGTTCCACCGCGGGATCAACCAATATAACAACGGCTATGAATTGATCGAGTGGAAGAAGCCTCCCCGCGCCAATCTCGTCTTCATGATGGGGATGGGTCATGGTGGACGCGGTGGGGATGGTCGCGGGAACGCCGCCGGGAACGTCAGGTCTGGCGGCGGCGGCGGCGCCTCGGGGTGTCTCTGCTCTCTCCTGATACCGGCGCAGTTTCTTCCCGATACGCTCTGGTGTCAGGTGCCCTGCAACCCACTGTCGACCTCCGACCTTTACGTCATGTTTCACCCGTCGACGATTGCCTACGCGCAGTACAAGGTCATGCACGTCACTTCTGGGAGCAATGGGACGACCGCCAGCGGGAGCGCCACTTCCTACGCGGGTGGGACCACGCCCACGCAGAGCGACCTCGGTGCCGGCGCGGCTGATGTCGGCCTGTTCGCGTATCAAGCGGGCAGCGCAGGCGCGACAGGTCGCGGTTCGGCCGCTGGTGATGACGCCGCCTCGTCTCCAACGAGTTCGCGTACAGCGGGCGCCGGCGGGGGCGGCGTGGACGCATCCAACGTCGAGTATGCGGGCGGCGGCCAGCCGGCCATGCGGAACGGCCTCATCGCAGCGGCGCCGGGCGGCGCGGTTGGCGGCGGGAACGGGGCCGGTGGTGTCGTTGTCCGCCAGCCGTTGTTCTTCCAAGGCGGGTGTGGCGGCGGCGGCAACGCTTCCGGCACGGGTGGGACCGGCGGTCATGGCGGAATCGGCGCAGGCGGCGGCGGTGGCGGCGGTGGGCTGACGACCGGCGGTGCCGGCGGGCTCGGTGGCCCCGGCCTTCTTCTCATTGTCTCGTGGTGACGCATGGAACAGATCGGCCCCCCGCACACGCGGAAGCTCGGCACGACGACGCAGTTCCTCGTCGGAGGGACGTGGACGCCGTGGCAGAAGCCGCGCAATTGCCTGTTCATCATGATCCTGACCATCGGCGCGGGCGGTGGTGGCGGTGGTGGTCTCAACACAGCCTCCGGTGCAGGAGCGCAGCACGGCGGTCTTGGAGGGGGATCGGCGGCGATCCGCAAGTCGTTCTTCTTCGCACCGCACCTGCCTGACACGCTGTGGGTCTACGTCGGTCTCGGTGGGGCGGGCGGCTCTGCCGACGTCGCGGGTAGCAACGGTGAATCCTCTTGCGTCGGCGTCCTCCCGGAAAAGAACGTGAACCACCTGCTCTCGTCGGCGAACGGCGGCGTCGGCGGTGGTAATGGTACGAGCGGCGGCGGTGGTACGGGTGGCACTGCGGCGACGTTCTCCACCGAGTGCTATCTGGGCGGTCCGATGTTCGGGATCGAACCGATCGCCATTGCGTCGTTCTACAACGAGCACGCCTTCGTTGCGGGTCTGACCGCGACGACGCGCACGGCGAGCGCCTACAGCGCGCGGGCGGTGCTGCAAAGCGGGACGATCACACTCCCCGGCGGCAATGGCGGGTCTTGGAGCGGCACAACGCAGCGCGCCGGCGAGGGTTTCGCCGCATCGACCAACAGCGTGATCCCTGCGGTGGGCGGCGGCGCGACAGGCGGCGGACGCGGTGTGGACGGCTACATCGTCACCATGCAGCCTCCGATCTTCACGGGCGCGTCCGGCGGCGGCTGCAACTCTGGCGGCACGGGCGGGGCCGGCGGCAACGGCGCGCCGGGCTGCGGGGGTGGGGGCGGCGGTGCCGGGAACGGAACCGGCGGCGCTGGCGGTCGTGGTGGCGACGGCCTGATCGTGATCGCGGCGAGGTGAGCGCATGTTCGTAGACCCCTCATTCCTCGGTGGCGCATCCAAGGTCGAGGTCTTCAACGCCAGCACCAACCTCCACGTCTGGACGAAGCCGCCGTGGGCGACCTTCGTGATGTTCTGGGTTCTCGGGGCCGGCGGCGGCGGTGGCGGTGGGTTCACTCGCGCGGCCGGCGTGCAGGGCGGCGGTGGCGGGGGTGGCGGCGCCGGGTCGACGGTGGTGTCCTTGTTCATCGCCGATCTCTTGCCGGACAACCTCTACCTCCGGGTCGGCTACGGCGGCGATGGCGGCGCGGCGAACAGTGCAGGGTCGGCCGGCCGGTTCTCCGGAGTGCTGACCCGCCCGACGACCACGGGTGCGACGGATATCGCGCTCTCGCTCCCCGGAGGCGGTGGTGGTGGCGGCGCAGGGACAGGGGCGGCCGGCGGGTCGACTGGTTCCGCTGGTGGCGGGACGATTGCCAGCAACTACACGATCGGCATCACCGCGATCCTCGCCTATCTTCAAGGCGCCGGAAGCGCGGTGGCCGGCGGCGCAAGCGGAACGCCGACGAACGCCAACAACACGTTCAGCGGCGGCGAGTCGCCATCGCGCGGCGGCATGGGCGGCGCAGGCATCTCGACCACCAATGTCGAGGGTGTCGGCGGTGGGAGGACTGCCGCCTATTCACCGAGCGTCGCAATCCCCGGCGGCGCGGCCGGCGGTGGCAACGGCACCGACGCCTACATCGCGACCGAGCTCAACGATGCCTGGAAGTACATGCGCTACCTGACGTGGGGCTCATCTGGCGGCGGCGCCAACGCCTCGGGGACGGGGGGCAAGGGCGGCGACGGCATCATGGGCGGCGGCGGCAGCGGTGGTGGCTCCGGCCTGACCGGCGGTGCTGGTGGCAAGGGCGGCGACGGCATGATCGTGATCGTGAGCTGGTGACGCCATGGCCATCCAGAAATCCAAGGTCATCGGCGACAAGGAACTGATCGCCAGGATGAGGATCATCTCGCAGGCGGTGTCCGGCCGCCCGCTGGACGACCTGTGCAAGGAATCGCTCGAGCCGATGCGGGCGGAGACCCAGTCCAACGCCCGCGTCCTCCGCCAGCCCGGCACGAACCCGAAGGGCGGCCATCTCGACCAGGGGGTCGCGGTCGGCAAGCGCGAGCAGCGCGGCCGCGGCTACCGGATCTTCTGGCTGGGCTTCCGCAACCGGGCCCGCCGCATCGCCCACCTGGTCGAGTTCGGCACGCTCCCCCACTACCAGCCGCGCCGCCGCGTGATGCACCCCGGCGCCCGGCCCAAGCCGTTCATCCGGCCGGCGTTCGACTCCAAGAAGGGAGACGTCGCCCTGATATTCGGCCGCGGGTCGTGGGCTCTCATCCGCGCCTACACGCTCGACGTGGTCAAGACCAGGAGGCTTCGATGATCAGACGGCTCCGTAGGAGGTCGAGGAAGGCTGTCGAGGCCGAGGTGGCCCCGGAGGCCAGCCGGGAGGAGGATGCCGATCCTGGCTTACAGGATCGCCCGGACGAGGCCGCCGCGCCGGCCGCGCCCGAACCGAAGTGCGGCATGGTCGTCAGGGTGTGGTCGAAGGACATCCCCGTCTACCAGTGCCCGGTGTGCCGGATCGACACCACGAACCCGACCACCGCCAAGACTGAGTACCGGCGCAAGTGCCGGTTTCAGACGGAATCCGGCCCTCTCGCCGGATAATCGCTGCACGGGCCCAAGGCCGCGGCAGAACGGGCTCTGAGCCCATACACCAACCATCGAAGGAGTTGCTGACATGGCGGCCAGCACTGGCAAGGTCGGCCTTGGCACTGTGTTCAAGGTCGGAGACGGCGCATCGCCGGAGGCGTTCACCGCCGTCGCGAACGTCGTGAGCATCAATCTGTCGGGCCGTTCGGTCGAGGAGGTGGACTTCACCCACCTCGCCTCCGACGCCGGCTTCCGCGAGTTCCGCGCCGGCTTCAAGGATCCGGGCGAGCTCTCGATGACCCTGCACTTCAACCCGTCGGATGCCACGCATGATGGCACGACCGGTCTGGAGTCCAAGCTCCTGTCGGGTGCCACCTTCAACTGGCAGATCGACATGAGCGGCGCCGGGTTCGCCTACATCATCCAGGGTGCCGGGTACGTGTCCGGTGGCGACTTCACCCTCTCCGGTGAGGATCCGATCACCTACGACGCGACCATCCGCATCTCGGGTGACATCGAGATCGTGGCGGCGTGATGAGCAGCATCGCGGCGGGTCTCCGCGGCGAGATCCCCTTCCCCCAGGCGGGGGAAGGGGTGACTCTCCGCTTCACCAACTCGATCATGCTGACGCTCCAGGACAAGCTCGGCGCGGACTTCGTGTCCGAGGCCTACCCTCGAGTGGCCAAGCACGACCTCATGTTCATCGCCACCTGCGTGAACATGGCAATCCACAAGGACGGCAAGCCCGCGGCCCTTCGGTTCGCGGACCTGGACCACATCCCCATCGAGGACATCGAGTCCATCGTTCTCGACGGCATCTTCCTCGCCGTGTTCGGGCGCACCTTCGAGGGGCAGCTCGAGTACGCTCGCGTCATGGCGGCGCGGGGCGGCGCTGACGCCCCTCCTCCCGTGACCCCGGAGACCTGATCCCTGAACTCCAGAGACGGGCCTACCGGGCGGGGCTGTTGCCGGATCAGTTCTGGCACCTGACCCCGATCGAGACCGATAACTTCATCCAAGGGCGGCTCGAGGGCGACTTCGAGACGGCATGGCGGCACGCCGCCGTGAGCAGGATGAAGCGACTGCCGAACGATCCAGCGGAGCTCTACCAGCGCCGCGACCAGATCCAGTCTCCGAACGAGATGTTCCGGAAGCTGGAAGCGTTCCGGCAGGCGAAGAACGCCCACAACCAAACCAAATCCCAGCGAAAGAAGAAGCCCGATGGCAAGTGAAATCGGCTCCCTCTACGTCCAGCTCACGGCTGATGTGCAGCCCTACGCGGCAGCGATGTCGCGTGCGGAACGCATCACCAGGACGGCGACGGCTGGGATCAACAAAAACATCGGGGTGGCGGAGTCGGCGGTGAGCCGACTCCGTAACGCTTCGTCTCAGAACATCCGGCCCTATGGCCTCATCGCGGTCTCGCGCGCCTTCGACGGCGCCACCGACCGCGTCTCCCTTCTCCGCGGCGCGCTCCTCGCGACGACGGCGACCTTCGGCGGCTTCACGGCCGCCATCTCGTCGAACCTCATCCTCCGCTACGCGGACACCTACACGAACCTGAACAACCAGATCCGTGTGGTCTCCAGCTCGACCGACGACCTCAAGCAGCGGTTCGACGACGTCGCCGGTGTAGCGGACCGCTCGCGCGCCTCGCTCCAGTCGACCGCCATCCTCTACTCGCGCCTCGCTAAGGCGGCCCCGGCCCTCGCCAACGAGGAGGTCATCCGCTACGTCGAGACCATCCAGAAGGCGCTCCAGCTCGGCGGCGCGACGGCGCAGGAAGCCTCGTCGGCGGCGATCCAGTTCTCGCAGGCCATCGCCTCGAACCGGCTCGGCGGCGAAGAACTCCGCGCCATCCTCGAGACCCCGCTCGGCAACCAGCTCGCCGCGGGACTCGGGGTGACGCTCGGCCGGTTCCGCGAGCTGTCCATCCAGGGCAAGCTGACCGCGGACGTGGTGCTCGGCGCGCTGGCCAACATTGCCCCGCAGGTCGACAAGCAGTTCGCCCAGTCCACCCGGACGGTCGACCAGGCGCTCACCCGGGCCGACAACGAGCTCATCAAGTACGTCGGCGCCCTCAACGAGGCCTACGGCGGCACGCAGCTCGTCATCAAGGGCATCGACGGGTTCTCGGACAACCTCGAGACCATCATCCCGCTCATCGCCCAGGTGGCCGGCGCCCTCGGAGCGGCCTTCGGCGGCCGTCTTGTCGGGAAGGGCGCGGATGCCATCGGGCGCGGCGGGAGCCGGATCGCCGAGGTCTACCGCAACGCTCGCGAGGAGATCCAGGAGACCACGCGGGCGCTGGAGCGCCAGGTCACCACCGCCAAGGAAAAGATCGACGAGAACACCAAGGCGTTCTCCCAGGTCCGCAGCCAGCCGCCCATCAACTTCGCGCCGAAGGAGCAGATCAAGGAGCTCGCCCGGCAGCGCGCCGCGCTGGAGGC